GATCAACTGGTACGAATTCGCACTGCTGGTGGACATCAAATCACCATGAGTGATGACGGCAACTTCTTTTACATCATACATGCCAATGGACAAGCGTGGTTAGAATTTGGACAAGAAGGCACAGTTGATGTGTATGCCACAAACTCAGTTAACGTTCGCACACAAGGCACAATTAATCTACACGCAGACAAAGATATCAACATGTTTGCCGGCGGCACAATCAATATGAAAAGTATGACCGGCACAACGTTAGAAAGTGAAAGAACAATAACCCTATCCAGCAATGCTGAAATGACTCTTTACAGCAAGGCTCGCATTGGTGTACGTGCTGACGGCAGTCTTGCTGTGGTCAGCAACAATGGATCTTGGAACGCAGGTGGTGCAATGGTGTTGCGAGCCGGCGGAATTGATCTCAATGGCGGATCAGCTGAAAATGTACAACCTCCTGTCAAGTTAGAAAAACGCATAATGCCCGACACTGAATTTAACAATGCCACAGGCTGGCAAATATCAGCCACAGGATTAGAAAGCATTGTAACACGAGCTCCCACCCACGAACCATGGCCATTCCACAATCAAGGTGTCAATGTTGAAATACCAATGGAAGAAGGACAGCCGACTACACCTCCAAACACTCCGCCATTGCCATCAGGTTGGGCAGGAACAGTAACAGGTGCGTCAAATGGCTAAGTTTACATTTACATTGCCAAACGGGCAGTTGTTTACATTAGAAGGTCCTGCAGGTGCCACTATAGCACAAGCAGAGAAAATATATCTTGAACAGTTGGCAGCTGGCGTATTTGTTGGATTACGGTCAGGAGACCAGTTACAATCAATTGAAACAACACTAATACAGTTCACTCAATCTCGTCTTGATCGAGGCACAGCAGGTGTTCCAGATATTCCATTGTTGGCAATTTATAAAGGTGGCGCCATTGGGTCTAACCAAACAATTATATCTTCATTGCCAGTTCTTACCAATGTGCCCATTAACAACGGCATCACAGTGGCAGATTATGTGGGCCAATCAACTGTGACAGAAGGAATTGGTCCGCTATCAACGTCACAGGTGCAGGCTGTTATGGCTGCTGTTGCGGCCAGTGTGTGTCAACCTGCTGATGTAGTAACCGACGAACTAGGTGTTGGCAAGTATGGACTAAGTGCGCAACAATTAGAAGACGCTGGATATTTAAAATGCGGCACCACTGCTAGATTTTTAGGACAACAACAATGATTGGATTAACTGATGTATTGAAAAGTCCCAGTGTATGGACCGGCAAAGATGGAGTCGCCGGGGTTGCAGACTTGTTGAAAAATCCTCCACTACAGGACAAAATACAGTTTGGATTAATGAAGTCTAGTTTTGACACTTTGGTTAAAACTGGAGAAATTGTGACCCCAGGTACTGATTTAAAAGCACCAACAGGACTGCTGTATAATGCGGCCGCCAATGCGGGAAAAAGTTTGATATCTCCCAGTGCTGGTCTAGTAGAACTTCCTAGAGAATTGAGCAGTATAGCTTCTGGCAGTTTATCTAGTTTAACCAGCGGGTTGTCGGGCGCACTAGGAGGTGTTACTGGTGCACTTGGTGGATTAGCAGGAAGTGTTACTGGTGCACTTGGTGGATTAGCAGGAGGTGCTACTGGAGCATTGACGGGCGCACTAGGAAGTGTTACTGGTGCACTTGGTGGATTAGCAGGAGGTGCTACTGGAGCACTCAGCAGTATCACTAGTAACTTAGGCAGTGTGTCAGCATTGGCTGACAATGGTACAGCACAACTTGGTGGCCTGTTAGCAAATGCCAGTAAATATGGAGTTGGCACAGCAGTTGAATGGGCCAAAACTACATCAGGCGCCACTGGCGCATTGTCTAGAACATTATCAGGTGCTACTGCCACATTATCTGGCGGCGCATCAGGCATAGCCAATGTATTGTCTGGAGGCGCTGCCGGTGCATTGGCTGGAGCATCAGGTGCGTTGTCAGGAGCACTCGGTGGTGCCGCCGGAGCATTAACTGGCGCCGCTAGTAAATTAACATCTGGGTTAACATCTAAAATGGATTCGTTGGCCAAACAGGGAGAGTTTGCAGTTAACTTTAGTGATACTAAATTGCCTTCTGCTGTGGCTGGCATAGTTCCTGCTGCTGGATTTAAAGGCACTATTGACAGGTCCACATTGAATGCGGCAACTGCCAAATTAATTGGCAGTGATAAAATAGCATTGCCTGACTTTAGCCCGCAAGCAGTTGATACATCTGCATTGACTGATGCCGCAAGTAAAGCCAAAGGATTGCTATCTGGTGGACTAGATGCTGGTGGACTGTTGTCCAAAGCTACAGGTGCGCTAGGTGGCCTGGGCGGATTAGGTGCGTTAGGTGGCTTGGCCGCAGGTGCTCTAGGCGGATTAGGTGGCGTGGGCAGCTTGGGCGGATTAGGTGGCCTAGCAGGAAGTCTGTCGGGTGCGTTAGGCGCTGCCAGTGGGTTAGGTGCATTAGCTTCAAGCACAGATTCAATAACACGTGAAAGAGTAGGATTAAATCCAGACCCAGGAGCTGCCAGGTTTGCTGACGCAAGCAAAGCATTAAAATTGCAAGATGAATATGAAGAACTAATAGCCAAGGTTGGCAGAGCCGATCCCAGGGCTCAGGCACTGTTGGCAGAAATACGGGCACTATTGGCCAACGCAACTGTATAATAACATAAGTACAATATGACAACATTTGTAGGATTTAACACAATCAACCAACCAAAGAAGTTTACTCTGGTAGACTTTGAATTGATCAAGCGTGACTTGTTAAATGCATTTAACATACAGCAAGGGCAACTGGTTGGCCGCCCTGGGTACGGCACAGTGATCTGGAGTTATCTGTTTGAAAATCAAACACAAGACACTGAACGAGCAATCCTGGCAGAAATACAACGTGTGGCCGGATTAGATCCTCGAATCTATATTCAAAATGTTGAATTGTTTCCGCAAGACAACGGTATACTCATACAGATTGCACTGACCACAGTGCCTGGTCAAACAACACAGTTCTTGTCATTGTTTTTTGATCAGCAAAATCAAACTGCGGGCTACGTGTAAACATAAACTGGGTGGTTTATTTTCGCCATAAATAATCTACAAGATGGATTATTATGGCAAAAACTACTAGACAAACTGCGGTATTTGGTGTTGAAGATTGGAAACGAATCTATCAAACCTACCAAGAAGCCAACTTCCAAAGTTATGACTTTGAAACTCTTCGCAAGAGTTTTGTTGATTACATACGACTGTACTACCCAGAAACATTCAACGACTATATTGAGTCTAGTGAATTTATTGCCTTGCTGGATGTAATGGCGTTTATGGGCCAGGCACTGGCCTTCCGTACAGATCTCAACACTCGTGAAAATTATTTAGACACTGCAGAACGTCGCGACAGTGTGGTCAAACTTGCTAACCTGGTCAGCTATTCTCCCAAGCGCAACACAGAAGCATCTGGATATCTCAAAGTATTTTCAATTCAAACCACAGAAAATATCGTGGACTACAATGGCATTAACCTGAGCAACATCACTGTTAACTGGGCCGATCCAACCAATTTTGATTGGCAAGAACAGTTCACTGCTATCTTGAATGCCGCTCTGGTCAACACACAACGCACAGGCCGTCCCGGCAACAGAACCACCATCAACGGAATTCGCACAGACGAATACACTATTAACTTGTTGCCCGGTTTCTTGCCAGTGATCCCTTACAGTTCTGTCGTTGATGGCGTCAATATGCCATTTGAAGCTGTCAGTGCCACAGCCAGTGGCCTTGGCTATGTATACGAACCTAGCCCACGTCCCAATGGACAATTCAATGTGTTGTTCCGTAACGATCAACTGGGCTTTGCTTCAGCCAACACAGGATTCTTCTTCTTGTTCAAACAAGGAGTATTGCAAAATCAAGACTTTAACCTGCCAGAACGCATTGCCAATCGTGCAGTGAACATCAACATCGAAGGCATCAACAACACTGACCGTTGGTTATATCAATTGGATAACGTGGGCACCATTAGCCGAGAGTGGGAGTTTGTTGAAAGCGTGTACACTGCCGCAGCCGAACAACTCACAACACTGCGTCCAATATACTCAGTTACCAGTAGAGCCAATGATCAGATCACCATGAACTTTGGTGATGGTGTGTTCTCTGAAATTCCTGTTGGTACTTTCCGCGCTTATGTTCGTGCATCAAACGGATTGCAGTACATTATCAATCCAGAAGAAATGCAAAATGTTCTATTGAGCATCAGTTATGTCAGCCGCAGAGGACAACTGGAAACACTTACAATGACGTGTGGCATCACTGAGCCAGTGAGCAATGCTCTTGCTCGTGAAACCATTGCTGAGATCAAACAACGAGCGCCTGCTCGTTACTACACACAAAATCGCATGGTCAACGGCGAGGACTACAACAACTTTCCGTTCACTCAGTACAATTCAATTATCAAAAGCAAAGCATTGAACCGTGCTTCAATTGGCACAAGTCGATATCTTGATCTAGTTGACAACACTGGAAAATATTCAAGTACCAACACATTCTCCAGTGATGGTGCTCTGTACGAGTACAATGCGTTGCCAACTTTTTTGTTCACTTGGTTGACCACAAACGAAATCAGTGATGTTATTACCAATCAAATTGAAGTCAACTTGGCCAACAGTCCTGCCAAACAATTTTACTATGCTAACTTCCCTCGTCCATCGTTGATACCACTGGCAGTGACCTGGAACGAAAGCACAACATTGGCCAATGAAACCACAGGTTATTTTAAAAATTCTGCAGGAAACCCAGTGTCAGTTGGACAATACGCCAGCAATAACATGCAATATGTCCAAGTTGGTAGTTTGATCAAGTTTGTTCCTCCGTCAGGATATTACTTTGATGCTAATAATAAACTAGTGCTAGGCACACCAACTCGAGCAGATGAAAAGTTGATAATCTGGGCGGCAGCAACGGCAATATACAATGACGGAACAAATCAAGGACTTGGCAACTTTAGCAATGGTCTTGGTCCAGTGGTTCTCAATAATTTTGTGCCCACAGGCGCAGTATGCAGTCAAGTTATTCCGTTGTTTGTTACAGATTTGGGAACAGATGTTCGGAATGATGCTGCCGCACAAATCGAATTGTATCGCAATTTTGGCCTGGGTTATAATAACCTGACCAAGACCTGGTACTTAATTACTTCAAACAATCTTGCAATTGACGCCACCTGGAGTCAAGCATACGCAGGCAACACATCCGGCACAAACTTAGATGCCAGTTGGTTCTTGCAATTTGTAACTGATGGCGAATCATATACAGTTACCAGCCGTGCGTTAAATTATTACTTTGGATCAGTGCTACAAACACGCTTTTTCTTCTACGGTGATGAGCAAATTTATGATAGTCGCACAGGAACTACTATTCGCGACTTTGTCAAGGTATTAAAAACAAACAGCAAGCCAGATTCAAACTTGCCACTGGAAAGCGATATTTCGATGCGTATCATTGACCAGCCAGTGCAACCCGACGGCTATGTTGATGACTATCAAGTGTTGGTTTCGTGGCAAGACAACGACGCTGATGGCGTGCCAGATGATCCTGACTTTTTCAACACAATTGTTGCACCCAATGTAAATCCCACAACTAAAAATGTGTTCTTTCAACAAATTGTTGACTTTGACAATCTAGAACGTTATGTGTTGGTAGAGCCTGGAGTTATAAATTCTCAGTATGCCACTGTGGATGACATTGAAGTGGTAAAGGCACAGTACATAGTCGGACAAGTGTTCTATGCATATGGTGTTTACAATACCACAACACTGGTGTACACAACACCACCGGCATTTTATATCTTGTCATT